TGGCCAAACTTTCCCTGATCAACCGCGACATCAAGCGGCAGGCACTCGTCAAGAAATACGCACCCAAGCGCCAGGCGCTGGAGGCGATCATCAATGACCAGTCCCGATCCGAAGAAGAGCGTTTCCAGGCGCGGCTCAAGCTTCAGGCGCTGCCGCGCAATGCCAACCCGACCCGACTGCGCAACCGCTGCGAGGTCACTGGTCGGCCGCGTGGCACCTACCGCAAATTCGGCCTCGGGCGCATCAAGCTGCGCGAGTCCGCAATGCGCGGCGAGATCCCCGGGCTGGTCAAGGCCAGCTGGTAAGCGACGGCCCGAACAAGAGGAAATCCAATCATGAGCATGAGCGATCCGATCGCCGACATGTTCACCCGCATCCGTAATGGACAGCGTGTGGAAAAAGAGTCGGTGACGATGCCCTCGTCAAAGCTGAAGGTGGCCATTGCGCGCCTGCTGCAGGATGAAGGCTATATCGACGGCTTTCAGGTTCGCGCCGAGATCGTGTGGGCCAAGAGCCAGCTTGTCATGAGCCGGGGCCATTATCATCCGCAGCACGAAAGCTGCTGGTACGCGGCCCGCGAGGGTGCTCATTGGGCCGGAGGGCATAAACAGACGACGCTCTGGCATCTTGAGCACCGGAAGTCTGGGACCGGTCACGGCACGCAAAAGCCCGTCGAGTGCATGAAACGCCCCATAGAAAACAACAGCAGCCCCGGCCAAGCCGTCTATGAGCCGTTCTCCGGCTCTGGCACCACGATCATCGCTGCCGAGATGGCGGGCCGATCCTGTTACGCCATCGAACTCAACCCGGCCTATGTCGATGTCGCCGTGAAGCGCTGGCAGGACTTCACGGGCCAGAAGGCGACGCTCGAAGGCGACGGCCGGGCGTTCGAGGAAATCGACGCTGCCCGCTATGCCAAGACCGGGGCACCGGACAACTCGGCAAAGTCCTACGACGCGGCCATTGCCACGCTAAGAGAACAGCACGAAGCCAATGCAGCCTGAAACTGAAAACAACGACACGCAGCAAAAGAACCGTGGTGGAAGGCCCAAAGGCTCGACAAAGCTAAAGCCCAACGACGAGATGTTCAAGCAAATCAATGGGCTTGGCCGCATACAATGCACGCAACGCGAAGCTGCTGCCGTTTTGGGTGTTGAGGAACGGACTTTTCACAGTTTTTTGCAGTTGCATCAAAAAGCACGGCAGGCGTGGGAAGACGGGCGCGATCAGGGCCGAGCATCTTTGCGTCGGATGCAATACAAGTCGGCCGAAAGCGGCAACGTGACAATGCAAATATGGTTGGGCAAGCAGTTGCTTGCGCAGGCGGACAAGGTTGAACAGAAAAGTTATCACACAGTAGTCGATGCAGACGATCTCAGCGACGACGAACTCGCCTATATCATCAGAAACGGCGGCCAGCAGACTCGCGCTTCGCAGGGCGGCCAGGACGAGCCTGATCCCGTTTACTGAATACACCTTCCAACAGTATCAGGCCGCGCCGCATCATGTGTTGATTGCGGAGCACTTGGAAGCTGTTGAGCGTGGCGACATCGACCGCTTGATGATTAACATGCCCCCGAGGCATGGAAAAAGTACGCTTGCGTCTGAGAGATTCCCGGCTTGGTTTCTTGGTCTGAACCCCGACCGTGCAATCATCGCGGCCAGCTACAATAGCGACTTGGCCACCGACTTCGGCCGCAAGGTTCGCAACATCGTAGGGTCTAGGGAATACAGCCGCCTCTTCGAGACGACGCTGGCCGAAGACAGCCGCGCCGCCAATAGATGGAACACGGCGCAGGGCGGCGGCTACGTGGCTGCTGGTGTCGGCACTGCTATAACAGGCAGAGGCGCCGACGTGTTGCTCATCGACGATCCGCTGAAGGACCGCGAGGAAGCGGACAGCGAAGTTCAGCGGCAGAAAATATGGGACTGGTACACCTCGACTGCCTACACGCGGCTAGCGCCCGGCGGACGCATAATCGTGATTCAAACACGATGGCATGAATCCGACTTGTCTGGGCGCCTGCTGGAGGAGGAAGCCCGAGGCGGCGATCAATGGACGAAGCTCGAGTTGCCCGCGATCAACGATGCTGGCGAGGCGCTTTGGCCTGAGTTCTACCCGCTCAGCGTGCTCGAACGGTATCGCAGCGTCCTACCCTCGCGTGACTGGTCTGCGCTCTACCAGCAGCGGCCAACGCCCGACGAAGGCGACTACTTCCGGCGCGAGTGGTTCCGGTACTACGACAATCTGCCGAGCCATCTGCGCATCTACGGTGCGAGCGACTACGCGGTGACGGCGAAAGGCGGCGACTACACGGTTCACTTGGTTGCCGGGATCGATCCGGACGATAACCTGTACATCGTGGACGTGTGGCGCCAGCAGACCGAAAGTCATCACTGGGTCGAGGCGTTCCTCGACCTCGTCGCTAAGCACAAGCCGCTGAAGTGGGCAGAGGAGACGGGGCAAATCATCAAAAGCATCGGGCCTTTTCTCGACAAGCGTATGAGAGAGCGCCGCGTTTACTGCGCCCGTGAGCAGATGACCAGCGTTGCCGACAAGCCTACGCGCGCCAGATCGTTCCAAGCGCGGGCGTCGATGGGCAAGGTCTACCTGCCGCACCAAGCCCCGTGGGTTGCCGATTTCGTAGGGGAGTTGCTGATGTTCCCGGCAGGCAAGAACGACGACCAAGTGGACGCGGCCGGCATGATTGGCCGGATGCTCGATCAAATGGTGAGCGGCCGGGCGCCGCGCCCGATTGAGCCGCAACGAGACAAGTGGAACCGCGCCTGGAACAAGCGGGCGCAAGAGCAAAACGCCGGAAGCTGGAAAGTAGGCTGATCGCACAAGATGCAGGACATGACGCCGGCCCCCGCGCCGGTCGGTGGCTATAGCCGCGCGCCCGAAGGTGACGACGAGACGGGCACGCCGCTGGCGACGCTTGTTGCGTGGTTCGAGGATGCCGAGGACGCGACAGAAGACGCGCGCAAGGGCAGCGAGCGGGATCGCGACTATTACGACGGCAGACAGTTCACGTCGGCGGAATTGAAGATCCTGCGTGATCGCGGCCAGCCCGACATCGTGATAAATCGCATTCAGCCCAAGGTGAATTTTCTGCTGGGCTGGGAGGCGAGCAACCGCACCGACCCGCGTGCCTTTCCGCGCACGCCGCAGGACGAGGACGCCGCAGAGGCCGCGACCGACGCTCTGCGCTACGTTGCCGACGCGACCGAGCTTCAGCAGACTTTTTCGACCGTCTGGGAGCACATGCTGATCGAAGGCCTGGGCGGCGTCGAGTTGACGATTGAGCAGAACGAGGACGGCACAAATGAGATTGTGCCCGTGCTCTGGCACTGGGACCGGCTGTTTTTCGATCCGCACAGCAGAAAGAGCGATTTCAGCGACGCTCGCTATCTCGGCGGCGTGCTCTGGATGGACGCGGAAGAGGCTAAACAGCGCTGGCCCGAGGTTGCGGACGAGATCGACCGCATGGTTGTGGAAAGCACGTTCCAACGTACCTACGACGACCGGCCGAACAAATGGGTCAGCAAGGGCTCAGCCTCGAGCAACCGCCGCCGCGTCCGGATTGTGCAGATGTATCACCGCGAGAACGGGCGCTGGATGCATTGCACTTTTAGCCGTGGCGTCAAGCTCGAAGCCATTGAGGTGCCGTTCGTAGACCAGCGCGGCCGAAGCTGGTGCCCGCTGTTGCTGCAATCGGCGTTCGCGGATCGCGACAACAACCGCTACGGCCTCGTCCGGTCGATGATCGGCGTGCAGGACGAGATCAACAAACGCCGCGCCAAAGCTTTGCACCGCCTCACGATGCGCCAGACGCTGATCGAGCGCGGTGCCGTTGACGACGTGGACGCGGTCAAGAGCGAGTTAGCCAAGCCTGACGGCGTGGTCGAGGTCAATCCTGGCTTCAAGTTTGAGCTCCTGAGCGGCGCCGAGCAACTGCAGGCCGAGTTGACGCTGCTGCAAGAAGCCAAGAACGAGATCGAGCTGCTTGGCCCGAACGCGGCCATGCTCGGCAAGGACAAAGACGCTCCGAGCGGGCGCGCCATCCTCGCCAATCAGGCGGGCGGGCAGACAGAGATCAGCCTTCTCCTTGACCGGCACCGGCATCTCAAGAAGCGAGTGTTTCAACGCATCTGGGATCTGATCCGCCAGTACAAGACCGAGCAATGGTGGGTCCGCGTCACGGACGATGAGAAGAATGTCAAATTCGTCGGCCTCAACCGTCCCGTTACGATGCGCGAGGAGCTTGCCAAGCGCGCAGAGGCTCAGGGCGTTCCGCCCGAGGAGATTGAGCCACTGATCGCGCAGGCCGCTGCCGATCCGATGATGGCCGCGCAGATGGATCAAGTCGTCCGGGTCGAGAACCAGCCGACCGAAATGCACATGGACATTACGCTGGAGGAAGTGCCCGACAGCGCCAACGTGCAGATGGAACAGTTCCAGCAGCTCACGTCGATGGCGCCGGCGGTTGTGTTTCCGCCCGAGGTCTACATCGAGGCTAGCGCGCTGCGGAACAAGAAGCGCTTGCTTGAGATCATGCAGGGCGGCCAGGCCGCCGATCCGGTTGCCGAAGAGGCCAAGCGGATTGCCATCGAGCAGAGCATCGAGAAGACGCAGGCCGAGATTGAGAAGCTGCGGGCCGATGCGCTCAAGGCGCGCGTTGATGCTGATGTTGCGGACGCCAGCATCGGCATGGTGGTTGATCCGCGTGTGATCAAAGCGGGCGACGAGCGGATGCCAGCAGGCGCCGCCCCGCAACCAAATCCCGAGCCGATGGCCGGGCCAGTAGAGAGCGTACTCGCCGCCGGAGTGTCGGGCGATCAAGGGCCGCCGCCGGGCTGATCGGGCGATCACAGATAGGACGGCTATGAAGGGCAGCGATCTCGACAATCTGCTGGACGATACCTCTGTGCCTAATGCTGAGCCGACGCCGGATGCTCCGGTTGAAGCCGCACCGGAGCCACAGGGCGAGACGGGCGACACACAAAGCGCGGCGCCGCCGGCCGACGCAAACGTCAGGCAGCAACCCGAGAACGGTTATGTCCCTGTCAAAGCTGTCGCGGACGAACGGCGCAAGCGCCAGGAACTAGAGAAGCGACTAGCAGAGTTCGAACAGCGGTTCGCGCAACTGAGCCAA